ACTGCATCATCCCATGTACCAAAGTCTACTCTCGATTTCAGTGAATAAGAGAAGTTTTGATAGTACTCATTATTGGGAAGAACCTGAAGATTATCATTTAGTACTCCTGAATTATCTTGCCACCCAGCATTAAACGTGGCACCTACACCCAGTTTGATTGTGGAGTTAAAGTCAATGAAAGAATTAATACGAGCCTGAGTACCAGTGGTTTCAGATCTTATAATTGATCCAACCTCAAAATCATCCTCAGAAGTGACAAGCAGGAATCCGCTTACACCATCATATCTCTCTACAATACCAACACCACTTGGATTTTGTACTACTTCACCTGCAACAAAGTCCTTAGTGGAAATCTTCGTATCAAAAATTGGGAAGAATGTCTTGGGAGTTACTGAACCTGCAACAAGATTTGTTGTATTTCCAGGGAATTCTCCAGTTTCAAGAAGGTTCGTAAGATCGTATTCAATAAATGAACCACTACCTCCTAGATTACTATCAAGATTGGTTACCTCAAATAATGTATAATCGTAATCTTCAGAGTTGTAACCCTTACCTGCTGTTCCAAAACCAACAGCAATATTTTCTACAAGAACTTTCTCACCAACCTTGAATGGCCAATCCTGAACATCACTAAAGATATTTGAGAAGAATAGACGAACGATTTTAGTTGTAGAATTATAAGTAACCGAACTAATACTAAATCCGTTAGTATTATTGATCGGAATAATCTCGGGAGAAACATTATTAAGTGAATTAGTGTTTCTATTAATGGTTACGTTATTATCGTTCAAATCATAAGTAAGATCTAAGTCTGTAATCTGTTTGTCAGTAAAACCATCAATAACAACAAGATCAGGTGCCTGACTATAATTGACACCACCAGAGGAAATTCCAATGAATTCAAAACTGCCAAGTGGGTCAAGCTCCAATACGAGAGGGAGATTGCCTACAGCATTAAGTGTATTGTCAGATGGATAACCAAAACCAATATTATTAATCTTAGTAGAAATAATACTACCGATTGAGGTGCTAGTTGGTTTTAGGAGAGCACCAGTTCCTTTTACACTGGTGACAGACGTAAATCCAGGAAGTGTTTTATAAGCAACACCTTTATTATCAGAGAATACTTTATTGATTGGGCCTATTGCCGTCAAAGATGCTGTATTATATGTAATTCTGGAATTAGTTGACCCATAAGAAACGATAGTATCATAATCAAATGGAATATTATAATCAAACGTGGTTGATGTTACACCAACAACATTGAAAATACCATCAAATTTATTTTTAACCAAATTGAGAGTATTATTTTCAGGAACCGTATTATCCTCAAAGATTTCTTTCTTTACGCCTGGAAGAATATCAATGTTATCTGGTTCTAATCCATAAAATAGAACATGTGGAATATTATCACTTACTGTAAGGGTCAGTGAAGCAGTGGTATCAACACCTATCACACCATTTTTAGTGACTTCAAATTGTGACTTAGATTTTGTAGTATAGAACTCATTTATTTTTTGTGGGTCCGCATACAGGAACATATCAAAGGCGGATGTTTGAATACCACTATTTGTAAATGCCAGAGAAGAGTCTGATAAATCAAATTTGATAATTTGATTCTTCTGAATTTCGACCTGTGGGTTAATACGGGCCAAAGTGGCAGTGTTAGCACTACCTACATTGACAAATGTAGGATTCTCACTATTGAGTTCGTTCTTATTCCTTACCAGTTTAATAACATCATTCTTTAGATTATACACAAAGTACATATCAGATGATGTCATGTTGACAGATGGATTATCTGACGTGTAGATGACCTTATCACCTGTAAAATACTTATTTGTAGGAACAGTGAAAGTATTGGCGTTTGTATTAATACCAGTTGCATCTATTACATCAGGATCAAATACAATTCTTCTATTATAATCATCATATTGAACTTTAATAGTTGTAGTGGTGGTTGGATTTACGTCAACAGTAACCCTATCCCCACGACTCATTCCGTGAGTTTGTGCAGTGGACACAGTAACAATATTCTGTGATACCCGACCCTTCAATACACTACTGATATTAGTATTGAAACTATGATAACTTCCAACACCTGTTACATTACTGAAATACAACAATCCACCGGCATTTGAATCAATTCCTACGAATACACCATTGGAATTAACACCAACTCTCTGTGTAGCAATTCCGATTACATTATCTGATAGTGGGACAGCAAATACATTTCTGGTTTCAGTAAGATTATATTTTGGTGTATTTTCAACTCCACTCCAAACTTCAATAGAAGTTCCACTATTGGGGAAATACTTCATTGGAGTATTAAGTTCTAATTTATGATCTGGAATGAATATCTGCTGTTGACCCAGATTTAACGTGGTCAATCCAACACCAGGATTGGAGAATGTGACTGTGGTAATACCTGAGAACATTACTACATCAGCTGTTCCGACACCTACAGATTCATCAGGTTTAAAGTAGAACTGTTTATTGATCTTAAATGATCTATTGGTGGTAATACCAGTAGATGTAAATCTAATCTTTCTAGGATCATCTCTGACGACAACGCCTGCAGAGTGTGCTACTCCAAGAGTTCCATCAACTCCTCTCAAAACTCTTACTCTTCCAGAGTCTTGATCAATATTGAGGACTTGAAGTTTTTCATTTTCAATTCTAAGAATATCGTTTGTTCTGATTACCTGCTCGTCCAAACTACCATTAAGGTAAATGTATGTTTGAATACCTGTAATTGCATCTGTCTGAATACCTACTGAAACATACCATCTCTCACTTGATACTCCAATGGTGTATGCTCCATCAAATCCCTTATAGTATTCTGAGAGGTCATCAATAAAAACGGTATCTCTAGGAAGGAAATTATGAGGCGCAGAAGTAAATCCAATAAAGTTATTGGGATTATTTCCACTACCGAATTCAACATTTTCAATGAAAGTGGTTGCTAGAGATACATTATTGACAGTCTTACCCTTCAGTTCAGAAACTTTGTATTTTACATTTCTACCAGAAGTTCCTGTTGAATTGAATACAACCTTATCATTTACTGCATAGTCAGTTCCCGGATCAAGAATTTCCAGTGCATCAACAGAACCTGTCGTTGTGGCAGTAACATCAAGAGATTGATTTCTCTCCAGATCTGAGTTGTAAATGTAATCGTAACCCGCATCTCCACCAGTTGTATAATAAAATTTGGTATTTCTAAACCAACCATCATTAACTACGTCATATTCGTTTTGATTAGATATAGATTTAAAGTTAAATGGATTGGGAACAGAATGATACTCATTACCAATTACATAAGGGAATACTGGTCTTCTGAATTTGTTGAATGGGCCAGATGTATCGATATTATCAGAAATGGTACAGAAATATGCATAAACTCCATTGGGAAAATCAGGTGTGACACAGAATCTACCGTTTGATTCATCTAGATCACCATCACCAGTAAAAATATAATCATTGACAAAGAATCCGTTGGGAAATGTGGTGTAGTCTGGTCTATTACTAGCAGTGGGAACTAGTTTATAACCACTAACCATTCTACGAACAGAACCGGTGCCATCAATATTTCCAAATCCATATGGTCCGTAAATTGGGTTTCCATCATATGCCCAACCTAAGATTGGTGAGTGGAAAACATTATCAATTTCCTCATCATTTACATTTAATGTAATATCAAAGAATCCATATTTGAGGTTATTCTTTCCAAAACCACTTAAAGTATTAGTAGTTCTTCTAAGTGGTCGTTGAGCATACAGAGAGCTGAATTGTAGAGATTTTCCGTTAATATTTTCTGTAATCAGACAGTCATCTTCAAGAATATTTGCAAATTTTCTCTCAAATTGATTAACATTCCAAGTTTTAATGTTTGCAATGGCTCTTGCATTTCTACCTGCAGGAATAATATTGATTGTTACTTTACCAGATTCGTAACCTGCACCACCCTTCCTCACAATAACGTTAGAAATTTGGTTATTTTCAACTTGTGCAATAAGAACTGCAAAACTACCAGTATCACTAATAACCTCAAGTGTAGGTGGTGCATTGAAATCAGTTCCTCCCTGATTTACGATGACCTCAGAAATTTGACCATTATTAATGATGGGTGTCAATACTGCATCTTTACCAGAATTGAAGGTTATTTCAGGCTGTCTCTGGAAATCAAGAATTTCCGAAGATCCATAACCAACACCACCAGCAGTTAGGTCGATTGACTCAATACTACCTCTGAAAATAGGTTGAACTTCTGCTCCGTAAAGTAAAATATTGCCAATGAATGGATCATCACTGATCAACCAGTTAGATTGTTCACTGACAAGAACAAAGTATGGATCTGTAAGCTCTGCTTCAGTATCTGTCCAAGCAAGAACTTTAAATGGTGTTGTAATATCTTCTTCGATTGGAGATTCAATGATAAAAAGTTCTTGGAAGTCTTCAACAAAACTTTCATCAAATACTGCAGCTGCACCTTGAATTGATATTACAATTGGAGGATAATTAAAGGATCCTCTTCCTGCATTTCTAAAGTCAACACAGATATTATTCTTAAGGAAAAATTCTCTATCAACACCACCAGTACCAACTTCTGTCAGTTTGAAGGCATCCTCATTTACTTTTATGACAAAGTAATCTTTATTTTCTGATAAACCTGAGATGGCAGGTGTTGCCTGCTTATATCTTACAATTTCTCCAGTCTTGTAACCATGATTGATAATCTCGACTCTATCAGTAGATGTGTTGACACCTACAGATGGAATTGTTCTTTGCTTGTTCTCATATCCTACACCGGTATTTGTGATAACAACGGAAGAAACAACTTGCTTTAGATCTTCGGAAACAAAGTATTGATTACCACTACCGAATGCGGTCAAACTGACGGTGTTGATACCAGCAAATGCTTCATTCCTCGCATTATGGAACTGAACACTGGTTTGGCCAGTGACGTTAATATAATACTTGGCACCTGTTGTCAGACCAGTGACAACTTTTGAACCTCTGGGTTCGTAAATAACACCCTCACCATTAACAAATTTGTGATCCGTCTTAAATACAATCTCATTTGTGGCTAGTTTTACAGCATCAAGTGAATTTGCGATAAATGTATTTTCATGTTTAATCTGGATCATATTGGCTTTAGCTGAAGCACCAAAACCATTTCCACCAGAAATACCGATGGTGGGAGGTTTAATATATCCCATTCCAGTCTCAGTTACTTCAAGTCTCTCTAGAGCACCTTTAACATTAGTGATACCTGTTGCACCAGTTCCTACTTCATCCTTAACTTCTAAAATAGGTGGATTTATAATATCATAATCGGTGCCACCAGCGACCATTGTGAACCTTTGAATATCACCAAAGTAGACATTGTTAGATGACTTATAGTTTAATAGTTCGACACCATTAATAAAGATACCAGTGTGTCCTGGTTGTGTATCGTAGGATTTTTTTCTAATTATAGGTGTGGTTATCTGTCTAAAGATACCTTGTGGTTCAATATTCTTTTTGTAACTTTCAAGAAGAGTTATTGATGCATCTACAACAGATCCATTGAATGTGAGGAAAGTTCCTCTCGCCAAATCTGCTTTACTTCTTGCAAGTCTTATATTACTCTCGTCTACTCTCCCTACAAAGTAATTTGCTGAACCTATTCCCTGGAAACCATCACCGTTTGACTCAAAATAAATCGTGTCTCCTGTATAGAAACCATGATCAGGTAGAGTTGTGGGATTAGTGGGAAGTGTGATTACATTTGTGCTTAGTAATGAAGCAGAGAATGTGATCTTATTGTCATATGAATTAGTAGCAACCCCATCAAAATTTGGGATAGAGTTTGAAGCAACAAGAACATCACCATTAAATTTGGCGTAGATATTCTGAGTATTGGCTACAAAATTTGAAAGGTATGGATACCTTGCGGAATCCCCTTTTAGTAATTGATTTTCAATAAAGAAAACACCACTCAGGGGAATTGCTTCATTATATTGAACGGTAACATTGTTTGCAGAATTTAAACTTGTTACCTCACCCAGAATAGAAACAGAGCTATCAAAATTTTCATATCTTACAGAATAACCTTCTTTTAGTAAACTGTCTTTGAAAAACTCATGTTGATAGGTAAAATTGTTTGCATCAAGTACGGTGGTTTCTTCAATTTTGAATTTTGATTTAACGTTAGTATACCAATTATTAGATTTCTTGCCTTCCGACTCAAGACCTAATGACTTGATCTGAATCGTGTCATCTTTTCTAAAGAAATATGTGGCTTGATCTTCTTTGAAATCTTTGAGGGTGGAAGTAAATCTGACTCTAATTTCCTCAGATGTATTAATACCAACATATGCGAAGGAATATGAATCGAATTTTACATCTACTTTCTTAGGAAATGTACTTGATACGTTTGTATTGAAGAATTGATTAGCAGTCTTTCCAGTATAAGCAACACTTACTTCATTTCCATCTGAGTCAACGATGACGATATTACCGAATTCTGGGAAGTCAACAGTAGAGTCTACGTTAATTACAGTTGCACCAACACTGACAGGTTCAAGAAGCTTGGTGAGGGGGTTTGGTTTAAACTCACCAAAGATAGAACCTGCTACATCGGAGTCTCTTGAAAATCCACCATCAATGCTAATTTGATAATATTGATACTTATCATAAGGAATTAGTTGAACATTAGTAACAGAACCTCTGGCACCAGTTTCTTTTTGAAAAATGGTAAGGTTATTGAGTTTAAGTGGATCGCCCTGTAACTTCTCAACAACAAATTCTTGAGTTACCTTGTAGTCAGCGTTAGAAGGAGTTAAAAGGAACTGTGAAGGTTTGATGATTTCTACATCTTCACCATACAGAGCTCTGAACAAAATTTCATAAGATTGGTCAGTTCCTTTTGAAGTATAGAAACTATCAGAATTAAAAATAAAGTTTCTTGCATCAAGACCCTTGGAAAAACTTCTGTCCTGGAATCCAGGAGTTATTTGAGTCTTGAGTTTAGTGAAAAATTGTTGAAGGAAGAGAACATTTAGATTTTCAACCTTTGTTCCAGTAGTGTGCTCATCTATCTCTGTCTGAGAGAAGGTAAGTTCATCGGGAGAACCAGTGGTGATATATGTTGTAATACCACTGAATCCTCTTCTACAGTTCTGAAATACGGTATCAGTCTTCGACTCGTAAAATATAATCTCATCGTCAATTTTAATTACACCATTCGTGTCAGAAAATCCAAGGGTGGATTTTACAGTTACATCTCTCTCAACAAAATCCAGATCCTCATCGAGAGTTGTTTCAGTTACTAAGTTACAAAGTTCCTCTACTTTTACATATTGATCGATATTATTGATAATGTCTACAGGACCACTCTGGTGCTCCTGAGAAACGTAGTATTGCTCAAGAAAATTTGTTAGAAGAGGAAAGTCCTCTCTAACATACCTAGGAACTTGACTGGATACAATTTCCTGAAACTTTACTCTATCTACTGTCATTTTCTATTAATAGGATTAGTAACCGGAACTGCCACCACTACTGGATGGACTTGATGAGGGCATGCTATATGGAGTTCCACCAGGTGTAGATGGTGCACTTGGTGTAACACCAGGTGTGGTAGAAGATGTGGTAGTAGAGGTGGTTTGAACGGCATCTACACTGCCTGTAACAATAGGTGTGCCTCTTACCAATTTGTTAACTCCGTAACTTGAAGATACGATATAATTTGTTCCTGAAATGTCATTTCCTGAAGAAATGTTATCAGCAACTACGTCAACTGTTGTATTATTTACATCCAATTGTAGGAAGAGATCTTGGAGACCAATCACATCATTTGACAGTGGATTTGCAGAAACTTCGATAATTGGAGAATTTCTATTAACAACGGTCGAAATAACATTAATTGGATTTAGTCTAATCTCACCTTTCTTATAATCGATAGTGCCGATATTTTGTTTGACGATGATAGGTTCTGTCGGTGAATTAAGTTTAAACAGAAATACAGTTCCTTTCTCAAGATTACCAGTTGGTTTATCACCCATATAAACAACTCCACTGATACCACTTACAGTAAAACCAGTTGACCTAATATTGTATCCAAGTAGATTGCCCTGGAATACAGCGGAGTGCCCATGATTCTTCACATGGAATTGATTACCAAAACATAACTCATACTCAGCAAACTGATTAAGTTTTGCTGTCATATCTCTTCTCATCTGAATGGTCGTGATATTTGAACAAACAGATTCATGACTAGAGTCTACAATCTTTTGGAATTTAGAATACTTAAATCTAGCTCCAAACTGATTGAGATCTGAGGAGTCGGCATAGTTGGTAATATTTTTTATAACGACACTTTGAACAAATGAAGGTGATGGTGCTTGGTTTGTGTTGTAATAAGTCTCACAGTCAGCTTCAACATAGAGATACTTAAGGTCGATAATCTCCGCTCTAATACCGGCTACTGAGAATTTTTTAATCTCCTGTTGTAGATTCTGTTTAATGGCACTGGAGAGGAACACACCGTTAAATGGTTTGATACTAACAAAGACCTTACCGAACTGTGGAGGAGTAAGATCTTCACCACCAAAGGCAGATACTGACTCGGCTTCAGGATAGACTTTAGGAATTAGTGCCTCATAGTCTGATGCAGTTACTGCTCTATTCTGTGATGCGTAGATTTGTGGTGCATATTTCTTGACTGACTCAACAGATTCAATAGCCTTACCACCACCTGATGCCTCTTCAGTCGAAATAATTGATACACCAGAACTAATTGATGCTCCGTTATTATCTACTAAGTTACCAATAAAGTTAAAGTTTGAAATATTATTAGCTTCTGAACCATTACAGGTGATGTAACTTGCCTCAACAAAGTTACTATTCTCAAGTTTTACACCAAAAATTCCATCACCGAACAAGAGTTCATATCTTTCTTGACTAATCTCTTGTAGGAAAAATGCTCTTGTATCTTTGGTGACATCAAAAAGACTCTCAAACATATCAAACTTTCTTGATACAGTAGATCCTTCAGTGTCTCTTACAATTACAGAGATCAGATCAGTATCAATACCTGAGTTTGGTAGAATGAACTTTTGATTGGGATTATTACTATCGACCGTAAATGTTTGGTTTACATATGTTCCTTCAAAAATCTTGATATTAGTAAATCTAGCTCTTCCGTCAGAATTGACTTGAGCAGTGATATCATTAGGAATAGAGAATATAAAGTTCTTAGTTCTTCTAACACCGGTTGATCTTGAGGTGGCTACTACACCAGCCTTGAGTGTTACTGTGACTGCGGTTGTATTACTAACATCTACATCAAAACTAACTCTGGCACAAGAGGATTTTCTTGATCTAGGGACATACCCAATATTGCGTGCTAGAGACACCACGTTCTCCCTCAGCGTGGCGCTATCGATGAATACCTCATTAGATACCATATTGGCATTATATGAGGTTATATACGTGTTATATGCTAAGGTATCGATGATCGTGGTCAGGTTTGAACCTTCAAAATCATAATCCGTGAAATTTGAATTTGCACGAAGATAATCCTTGATGGACTCCTTTACCTGATCAAAATCTAAGTTACTAAAATTGACTAACGGCATTTACCTAGTGGGCTGTAATGCAAAGGTTAATTGTTGTGGTAGAACATCAATTCCGATAATGTCATAATTGATAACAACATCAAAAGCATTATTATCAAAATTTGGTGTTACTTTAACACCAGTCAAATCAACTCTAGGTTCAAAGTTATTAACAGTATATTCAATCTCAGACTGTATTGAACTTGCGGTCAATGCATCGAGATTTTCAAATAACAAATTAGATACGTTACTTCCAACAGTGGGTGCAAAGGGTTTCTCACCAGGGATAGTAAGGATAAGATTGCGAATAGAACGCGAGATTGCATTCTCATTTTTTAAGATAATCACATCAGAATTGATAGGATTGATCTTAAAAGATGCACTTACGTCTTTAAAACCCCGACTAACTCTTTGGACAGGCACTTAATTAATATACAACAATTCTCAAGTATTTAGACGGAGTTTTGTAAATTATTCAGTCAACATTTCAGTAGTATCTTCGTTCTCCCAGAAGTCTTTCCAATCTGCCTCACTAGCCTCATAGAATCCATCCTCACGAACCTTCTTACGATTCTTAGGAGTCTTCTGATCGTTATTGATTTCTCTTAGGAAGTTTTTGTTATCCATGCCCTTTTTGATTATTTATTGTATCAATCACGGTATTGTAGTCTCCTTCAAGCACATCTTTAAGATAATCCTCATCCCAGGAGTCGTAATAATTTGCTTTTGCCAACTTTTTTCGTGCTTCTGTAAGATCTTCTCTGGGTTGAACGAGAACTAAGTTATATTTTCCGTTATTTGATTGGACACCATTGATAAAAGTGTCTTCATTTCGGTGATCCGGAAGAAATTTGAACTCTTTATACTGTAAATTGTAATTTTCAACGGCTTTATAGAGTGTATCACAGTCGTGATGGTCCTCAACGATGTAAATTATGACATCAAAATCGTTAGAAGGCACAATATCGTGCAAATTTTCTTCAAAAATTGCAAATTTTGCCGTTGAAGCAAAGGGACATATCGAAAAATTGCCTAATTCAGGCCTAATTTTTGATAAATTACGAATCCATTTGCGAATATGTCTCTTTTTATTGGGGATCAGCATATCTTCCATCTTGAGAGTGATATGTATCGATAGGATTCTCAGAGGTGCCGTTGTAATAATCAATGTTATTATAGACATCTACCTCTGGATTTTCACGTTCATCGGGTGTTGTCCAGAAATAATCGTCACAATCACCCAATCTACCCCAGTTAGTATCATTCTCAGTCTGGAAAATACGTGTTGATACCTTGAAGTCAGGGATTTTGGGATCTTCAGGAGTCATAGAGGTGTCGTAGATACGACATCTATTGTTTGGATACAATGCAAATTGACCATTTCTGAGTTCAATCAGATTAAATGACTTATGTTCATCAGGAAGTTCACTGGTTGACGCGTCAATCTGGTCAAAATCACCATGATAGTTGTCCAGAGTACAAATATAAGTTCCTTTCATGTTACCATGATGCCGAGTTCTAATCTCCCATTCCATTGGAGCTACAAATTGTTTGACGATTACGGTAAAATCGTAATCCATACAATTCCAGAATTGAAGATTGAATAGATCCATATCAGGATCTGGAGTTTCTGGTTTACTTACAAAGGCACTAATGGGCAACTTATCAAACATTGCACCGTATTCTGGAAGATAAGTTTCAAAATAAAATGCCCTACCTTGGATAGATTTGGCCGATACCCATAAACCTTCTACAAATTCACCGAATCCGTCCTTAAAGTCACGAAGATACTCTCTTCTGACATATACTTTCTTGGTGGGTAGATTTGCGATTAATTTTGCCATGTCTTAAAAAATTGCGATACTTCATAACCATCTAACTCTGACTTATAATCAGAATCTTCACCCAGATAAAAGTAATCATATCCAAGTTTTTTATATATTGCGCATTCATTCTTCAGAGACTTCTTACCCAAATAAAGTTTAGGAGTCTGATAATCCCATGCAAATTGATCGGCAAAGACAGAATTTACACTGTCAAAACGATAAACTAATGAAAATGCTGCTAATCGATCACCATCATAATACCCGACGATATCAGAGTTATTCTGTTCAAACTCTTCACGAAAGATTGGTATGACGCTATCAAAGTCTTTATATTTACAATACTTGCGATAAATCTCAAAACATTCATCATAAAAGGAACTATCAAGAAGTTTGTAATTAGAAACCTCCTGATAGTTTGTGTCCTTTAAACGGATTCGACAAAACATCGATATATTGTATCTTCAGTTATTTACCTACCTTGACCACGATAACGCTTTCTCTTGGGTCTACTTGAAGTAGCCGCAAGTTTAGTGTGCTTACCCATTCCCTGCCGAGTCTTCTTCGGTTGAGATTCGATCATGGTGTCCCCTGAGAGGGATTTCTTTACCTTGGCCATCTTACCTCCTATAAGGTTCAAAGTAGTTTAAAACTTCATCTATGTGAAACACATAACATGGAGCTGTTTTCTTCCCATAGTATAACATCTTTTGGATTCTATGGGAACCATCCATTGATCTATATTTCTTACCTGTGATCGTAGTAGTACCTTCTAATAAGATACCAGGATATGTAGTATCGGCTAGTACAACACGATCTCCATTACAACATGGACAATTCATATGGTCCATGACTTCATTATAACCAAACTTCTCTGCTTGATACCATTGGATATCATCAATAGGAATATCTTGTAACCTATCTGGATTACGCATCCAATTCAGTCTTCTTAACCGAATACGATATCCCTCACCCACCTCTGGGATATACCAAGTGGTTTCATCCTTCCAACCAGACTTATCATAATGTTGAAAACAATCACGTTTATTATAAGGTGAGAAAAGGTAGGTGTCATACCAGGGTTGATATCCATAAAGACGAATACAATCATCTTGGATATCATCCACACAATAAACATTCCCTGGAATCAACTCAGGGAACTGAGAGAATCCATCAAAGAGGACTAGTTGGCCTTTGTCCATTTACAGGTTCTCCTAATCGTTTACATTTTTCACATTTAGGTCCATTACAACCCCAACCATTGTGGCAGTCATTACATCCTCGACCACCACATTCATTACATACCCAGTGATATTCTCTAGATGACACGGGTCTTTTCATGACCAACACGAACCCGTGGATCACACCAAATATCAAATCCAGCTTCGATTGCATCAAGACAGAACGACACATCTTCACCACACATATCCTGAACCGCACCAGATTCAAACACTTGCATCTTCGGTGCGAACCAAGGATACTTCATCTTTTCGTGTTCAAAGACACCATGCTTGATCATGACCCAACCGAACCCAGTATAGTCAACAGTGAAGGGTTTCTTTCTCTTAGAGATACCATCAACCATTTCATGATTCATGACACCACCATTATTCCTGAAGTCATCTTCTTC